AGAAGGCGTAGCCCCACTGGAAGTTACCCGGCGAGGTTTCCATGATCCAAGTCGGCTCAAGAGGCGGCCCGGCGCTTTTGGTTCCAATGTCGTCCAGCACCATGACGAGGCAGTACTCGCAATTAGCCGCGCTGGCGCTCACCTGACCGTTCTCAAACCGATCAATGATGAACGATGCGGTGTTGCCATACCATGCCTGGTCGGGCTTGATCTTTAATGCGTCCGGCAGGAACGCAGGCCATGTGCACTTCAGCGCCCCATCGGCGTGATAGCTGCGGGGGTTCTTGGGTTTCTGCCGCACGATCAGCGGCGTCTCGCCCTGCGGGGCGAGGCTTATCAGCCAGTCAAGGAAAATCATAGTGTGCATACCCTGCATGTCTCGTTGCGTTTGTACGCCCGCAGCTTGCGGCCACTGGCGAATTCTTTGCCCAGCGATTCCAGATCCGCCGGCCATGTATCACGGCTTGGGCTGCGGAAGGTTGCGCCGATCTCGCGCTCTAACTGCACGCCCTTGGCCCAGATGACCGGGTAGTTATCGTGCAGATCGCGCCACTCCCCAAGGCGCTGATACGGACACAGGGCGCAGTCGGTACGCTTGGGGATGCAAACACCTCGCCGGTCAAGGTAGGCCCATACGTCGGCCTCCTTCCATCCCCATTCGCGCATGGGAAACCGGATGGCGATATCCTCCCCGAACAGCCCCTTACGCTCCTCCTCATCGGCTCGCAGGCCGACGTACAGAACCGATCCAGCAGGCAGCGCGGCCATGTACTCGATGGTCGGCTCGATCTTCAGCACGCGAGTACACCAACGCGCAAACACGCTGGGCAGCATGTTCATCTGCTTGATCGTACCTTCAAGGTCTTTGGAGTACCGCACGCGCTTGATCGGTTTGCCTAGCATCTCCTCTAGCCGCGCCCAATGCGCCTGCATGTCGGGCAGTTCGTTGCCGGTTTCGTTGCAGATGTATTCGTAATCTCTCGGTTCGATTTCAGCCAGACGTAGCGCCAGCGCCGTCGAATCCTTGCCACCAGACAGTCCAATGACATGCTTCATTTTCCGTAACGCTCCATTACGTTAATTTCAGCGTCCAAAGGCAACCCTTGCGCCCACTCGGGCGGGGTGCACATCACTTCCTGCAGTCGGGTCATCTCGGCCTCCGCATCGGCATCGGGCACTTCCAGCACCACTTCGTCATGCACATGCAGGACGGCGTTCACCTGGCGCAGCGTCGCCCGTAGGACATCATTGGCCGCTGCTTGGCAGATGTTCTCGCAGGCTAGCCCCTTCCACAGCCGCGCCCGAGGCCATTCCTTCGCATCGGCGGCAGGCTTCCATGACGCCTTAGCGTAGGTCACGCCTTCAGTCTCCAGTCGGGCATACGGGTAGCAGAGGATACGCCCACTGGGCAGGGCGTACCAGAGGTGCTGACCGTCGAAATAGTACGTCACCCGACCGGCGTTGAATTCTGTGCCTTTGTTCCTCATCGCACGCAGGTAGGCCGACTCCAGATCCTGCCAGTAGCGCACGGCCCACGGATTCGCCCGCCGCCATGCGTCTACCATGCGGCGCGAGTCCGCCTCGGGCAAATGCACGCCGTAGATGCGGCCCATCGCAGCGAACGCGCCAATGCCGCCACCGTAACCGCAGGCCAACTCCTGCACCTTGCCGATCTGGCGCTGCTCTTTGTCGATCTGATCGACCGGCACATGGAAGGTCGCAGACGCATTGTGTCTGTACACATCCGCGCCGGTACGGAACAGGTCAAGCTTGACCTCGCTGGTCGGCTCGGCAGACAGCCACGGGTTCATCCGCGCCTCGATGGCCGACCAGTCTGCTACGATGAGCACATGCCCCGGCGCAGGCACAAGCGCAGGCCTGAGCATTCCCTTCAGCACATCGGTCACCCGGCGACCGAACTCGGGCACGATCTTGTGACCGCGCACCATCGCGTGCCGCACGGCATTCGGAGCCTTCGCAGTCGCACGGGCGAAGTTATGCACCTGAGCGCCGTAGGACGACGCCCTACCCGTCGCGCTGCCGCCAGCGAACACGAACGCGCCTCTGACGCGGCGATCTTCTTCATCGGCCAGATCAGCCAGACGCTTGAACTTGGCAACGCTAGAGGCCCACAGGTCATCGGCGCACTGGATCACCTCGGCCACATCGGGCGGCACTTGGTCAGGGTTTAGGGTCAGCAGGTTAGCCCGGACGGTCTTGTCGATTGATACCCGGTCATCGACCTGCATCAGCTTGCGGGCCTCCTCGCCCACACGCTGCCAGACCCATTCGCGCATCTTGGGCGACCGCACGCTGGTGATCTCGCCCTGCGTCACCTCAGCAACGATGGCCTCAATCTCGACCAGTTCATCGGCGGCGTACTTGATCGCAGCACGGCACAGGTCAACATCGACCAGCACGCCACGGTCGTTGATCCGTTCGTTTACATGATAATCCGCCAGTTCCTCGTCCGACAGATCGCGCATGGCGTTGCTGACCGCCCGCATGGCGCGAACGTCCTGCTCGCAATAGGCGATCAGTTCGGCCATCAGGTCGGAGTCCTGCCGGAACGATGCGTCAGCCTGCGGGATGCACAGCAGGCGGATCAGTTGCGCCCCACGATGGTCTTTCTTCATGGACGCGCTGGCGAACCGGCCTACATCCTCCAGCGAGCCTGGCGCACAGTTCGCCCGTGCCTGCGCGGCGGTGCAGTAGAACTGTTCCAGCTTGAAATTGATCTGCAGGACGTACCAGAAGATCAGGCGCTCAAAGGCGGCGTTGTGCGCCCTGATCTGTCCCTCATACTGCCGCACCCGCTCGGGGAACGGTTGGTCAGGCGTCCATGTCTGGACGGGTTCATCATCGAACGCATAGGACATGCACAGGACTTCTGTGGTCGCGTCTTGGGCATACGAATAAACCCCATGCTTGTTTAAGTCCACACGCGATTTTGTCTCAAAATCGCACCAAAGGATGTTAGTCATACATGTACCCATCGCGGTAACGTGCGGCGGTATGGCGTTCCACGCCAAACTTTGCGGCCACATCTTTTAGCAACGCGCCACCACGTAAGTCAGCTTGAAGCAGCAGCATCTGGTCTTTGGATAGCTTGGCTTTTTCACCCAAACGCCGTCTGTCGGCGCGGTTTTCTTTTACCGTTCCCCAAGCTAAATTTTTAAGCGCGTTGTTTGATGGATTTCCATCTAAGTGCCGACCTTCAACACGAACATTAGGTGCGTATTGTTCAGGGTGGCACACAAACGCCAGCAAAACCAAGCGGTGTACGTACAACCATTTGCGAGCTACGTGGACAGTCATATGCCCGCTGGCGCTTGCGTGCTGCGCCAGCATTTTCCCGGCTATCAAATACGGTTTTCGGTTGTCGGCGCTATTGCGCGCACTATATCTATCCAGCGAACGCACGCGGCCCTGATCGCTGACTTCATACCTGCCTTCGTAGCCCGGCACAGGTTTCCAGACTTCTTGCATGTTGTTCCTATGAACAAAAAGCCCTGTTCTGCATCCTCACCCCCGAAAGGGCGTTGGCGGACTCGAAGGTGTCGAGCAGGATGCAGAACAGGGCTTACCTTTACCGCGCCGCCAAGCGCACAAGAAGTATAACAAAGAGCAAGGGCGGCATTGCGCCGCCCCTGCTAGACCTTAGACCGAACGCCGACGGCGACGGGGTTCTTCAGTCTGCGACTCGGCCTGGTCGCCTTCGCTGCTGTTGCCGTCCATGCTGACCCACTCCACGACCTCAAAGATCGGGGTGTAGATGCGTCCGTAGGACTTATGGACGTAGTGGTCCTTCTTCAGCACCACGACCGGCACAGGCTTGGTCTGATCCTTCTCGACCGCGCCAGCGATCTCGACGGCCAGCGCCTGCACTGCCTTCTTGCCACCGACGCTAGTGGTCGAAAAGCGGACTTCCAGACCTTCGTCGTCGCCTGAGATGCACTTCAGGCTGCAGCCGATCTGCACTTCCCAGCCGCGCTTGGCGTTGGGCGGCGCAGCTTCCATTTCGGGAAGGGGCTGCGTGACGCTGACCATCTTCTCACCGAGCACCTCACCGTCACCCCACGCGATAAAGCCGTGGACGAACGAGAAAGGATTGACGGCCCACTTGCTGCCGTCCTCGACTTCGGTCTGGTCTGCGCCGCACACCCAATGGCCGGTCTTGTCCATTTTGAGAATGGCAACACCAGCCTCGCCAACGTTGTTGCTGATCGAGCGAAGGGCAGTGGACAGGGAAGCGACTGCGGGCAGGTTAGCGCCCTTGAACGAAACGATATTAGACATTATTGGACTCCAAGTTTGGAAAAGGCAGCGGTGAGTTGCTTGCCGATGTTAAGCACCGCTGGCCTGGGATCGCTCTCAGGCGCAACAGTGTTGCCGCTCGACACTGCGACGACAAGATCGTCGGGCAGCGCCAGCTTGCGCTTTTTCAGCACCTTCTCTGCCTGAGCAGGGCTGAGTAATTCTGTCTTGGTCACTACGAAATCTTCACCGAGGACGGCACGGGCCTTGGCCTCGTCCACCCACTGACGCCGCGCCTGCTTCGGTACTAATTTATACCCCGGCACGGGCATGTCTTTCTCAAGCCGGTCGAGAGCCAGCTTGCGGGCGGCGGCGATGAATTCCTCCAGTTTATCGGCAAGCAAGAGCGCCTGCGACACCTGATCGGGTGAGAGGGCTTCCAGTTTCTGATGCACCACGCGGTCGATCTCGCCGGTCATCTTCGGGCAGATCGGTTTGGCAGCGCACCAGCGGCAGTGACTGCCCACTTCCAGAGGCGCGTCAGGACGCTCGGCCAAGCGCACGGCACGCACGAGGTTGAGTTCAAAGTTCTCCAGCGTGTCCATGTCCGTCACCCAGCGCCGGACGTAGGGCGGCTGCACGATCACGAGTTCAAGCTTCTCCACGCCCTTGAACACCCACTCCAGACCGGGCGTGCGGGCCGCAGCGGCAGCGTAGAACAGCAACTGCAGATTGCCCTCAGCGTGGACGGGCACGCCGTCACCGAACTTCCAGTCCAGCACGACTGCCGTGCGGCCACGACGCCCCACAACGTCAGCGCTGCCGAAGGCGTCAGGGATCAGAGCGCCGAACGAAACGGTCTGCTCGACCTCAAGATCCATCGTCTCGTCGGGGTCGATCTCGTTGAGCGCCTGCAGCGCCGGGATGATCTTCTCGTCGATCATCTCCTGCGTGACCGCAACGTCCTTATAGGTGCGGCCCAGCAGATGCTCGGGCTTGAGGCTGACGTTGTTGAGCAGGTCGGCCATGCAGCCGTGCAGCAGCGTGCCAACGTCGGCGTAGCTGCTGGAGGGCTGCGGGGGCATACGTTGCACGAGGGCGACGCTGCCTGGGCAGTTGATGACGCGGCTAGCGGTCGAACCGCCGACGACTGTTGAGTGCACTGAACTCTCCTGTACTGAACGAGAACTGATGGTAGCATACTGCTCACGGTTGTCAAAAACTTTTTGAGAGGGTACAGTGCGTGAATCCGAAATCGAACAGCATCTGAAGTGGCACGTTCAGATGCTAGGTGGCAAGGCGTACAAGTGGACGTCGCCTGGTCTGCGTGGGGTAGCGGATCGGGTGGTGTGTCTGCCCGACGGTCAAGTGTGGTTTGTGGAGTTGAAAGCGCCTCGAGGGCGGTTGTCGGAGTTGCAGAAGTTGTTCGCGGCGGACATGGCACGGCTCAAGCAGCCGTATGTGGTTCTGTGGTCAAAGGAGATGGTCGATGAGTGGGCTAAAGCAAGGCGATTGGGTCAGACACCCGAAGATTGAGGCAGCGCTGTATGTCGTTGATGTCCTCGATGGCGATCTGTTGCGCCTTCGCGCACCGTCGCCTGACGGCTGGCCGTACCCTGTGACGATGGTCATGCCGAAAAAGGACGTAAAACTGGCGCGGCCACCTAAGCAGGACGATGACTTTGAGGAGGCACCGTGGTGAACAAAGAGTATGAACACATGCACAGGCTGGTCACCAGCCTGCACAATGCGTGGCTGGGCAATCCTTATGGTGAAGTCGATGAGAAGCTGATCGAGATCCGATTGAAGCGGCTGATGGACTGGTTTGGCCGCGATGATGAAGATGACGAAGGCGTCTGCTCTGCCTGCAATGGCTCGGGCGAGGGAGCGTATGACGGATCTGTCTGTAGCGAATGCGGAGGTCGTGGCGAGTGAACTTTTACAACGAGATCGACCCGTACGCCGCGCAGTGGTTGCGAAACCTTATTGCGGCGGGGCACATTGCACCAGGAGTAGTGGATGAGCGATCAATTGAAGATATTCGACCAGATGAACTTGCCGGGTATACCCAGTGTCACTTCTTTGCAGGCATCGGAGTCTGGAGCCGGGCGTTGCGACTTGCCGGATGGCCTGACGACAGACCAGTCTGGACTGGATCATGCCCATGCCAACCTTTCAGCGCGGCAGGCAAAGGTGTTGGGTTTGATGACGAGCGGCACTTATGGCCCGCGTTCCACTGGCTCATCAGCCAGTGCCGCCCTCCAGTCGTCTTTGGCGAACAAGTTGCAAGCAAGGACGGTCTCGCTTGGCTCGACCTTGTACAGACTGACTTGGAAGGATCGGGTTACGCCAGCGCAGCATCCGATCTGTGCGCTGCGGGCGTCGGTGCGCCGCACATCCGACAGCGACTCTACTGGGTGGCCGACTCCGAACGCCGAGGACGCGAGAGCGGGGCAATCGCAAGCGCCTGGACGAAAGCAGAGTTCACTGCCGAAATCAACCTGGCTAACGGGCTGGCCGACGCCAAATGCGGGGCCGCAGAACGACACGGACTCTCGTTGGGAGCAACGGCGAGCGGAAGTAAAAGCGAGGTATGGACACGGCCACAACGGGTTCGGGATGACGCTGGGGATGGCATCGACGTTGGCGGGGTGGACAACAACAACAACAAGAGACTGGAAGGACTCGGGTGCGGACATCAAGCCGAGATCGGACGGATCGCTACGCTTGGATCAGTTGCCTCGCCAGGCGAACTTGACGGGCTGGGGGACGCCATCGGTGGCGGACGACAACCACAGTCGTCGGTCCTACGAAAGCATGAAAACCGAGTGGGCGAGAAAGGGCGGCAGCAAGTCGCCTGTGTCCAAGCAGGCGGTGATGTTCTTGACGGACCTCGACGGCCCGGCCCGACTAACGGCCACTGGCGAGATGCAGATTGGCTCTACTGCCGCGACGGGAAGTGGAGGCCAGTTGAACCCGGCACATTCCCGCTGGCTCATGGGGTTGCCAATCGAGTGGGACGACTGCGCGCCTACGGTAACGCCATCGTCCCGCAAGTCGCGCAAGCATTCATAGAGGCGTATCTAAAATGAACGAGAAGTGGTCAACAAAAATCTACCGGCGCTGTGATAAGCAATGCCACAAATGCAGACAGTGCAGAGAATTTGAGGCGTTGATCGACCAAATTGACGTTGAGAACAAGAGCGACCTCGACCGCCAGCGTGAGGCCGAGAAGATCGTCCGTGCGAGGGAGCAATGATGGGATGCGAACACTGCAGCCACCCGCTCTGGGCCGGCATCAAGTGCAGCCAGTGTGGCCGCTGGTACGACGAGTGCCGGGTATGTGGCAAGCGTGGGTGCGAGGAATGCATGAAAGCAGGTCTAAAACAAGCCTGGGACAACTACCAAGAGGCGCTCAAAGAGTTTGACTGCCCGAGGTGCGGGCACCACTGCTCGCAACCGGAGCAGGAGCCGGTGTCGATCCTAAGAACCGCCGCCCAGCAGGCGCTTGAAGCGTTGTGGTTCGCAAACGCGCAGCATTGGCATGGGCACGCAACCATTGAGAAAGCCATCTCCTCTCTGCAAGCCGCGCTGAAGGAGCGAAACGCATGAACCGCGACGACATCACCCGCATGGCGCATCAGGCCGGGTTGTTCGATGACGACCAAGAGCCGCTGCCGGAATACCTTGAACGCTTCGCAGCCCTTGTCGCCGCTGCCGAACGTGAGGCCATCTGCAAAGACCTTGCCGATATGCACGTGTACGGCGGCACCAAAGGTATTCAGCGGGCGACCATCGAGGACTGCATCCGGGTTGTCCGCGAACGCTCATGTCCACCCTGCAACAACAACTGCAACCAAGGCCGAACCTGCCCTGCGAGGAAACATGGCGTACTGTAAAGAGCGAATCCTGAAGAATTTGATGATGGGCAAACAGATGACCGTTGCCGAGATGGTCAAGTTGTTTAAGCAAGGCAACGGCACGGTTAAGTCTGCACTTGCCGAACTCAAGCGAGGGGGCTACGTGCGGGTTATTCGCTACTTGCCCCACCCACCACTTGGCGGCAACAAGGCCGGTGTTTACGCTTGGACTGGCAAGAGTCTCAATGCGTTTCCCACAGTCATTACCGGGGAAGTTCTCTGCACTAAACGTATCCTCGCTGCCCTTGAACGTGAGCCGATGATGAGCGTGAGCGAACTGTCCGTCGAGAGCGGCTACTCACTGGCCTTTACCCGCAGGTCGTTGCACGAGTTGCACGCGCTCGACAAGATCAGGATCGCAGGCTGGCGTCCCGCCAAGGGGACGACGATGCGACTCTATGGTCTAGCCAACGGCGAGCCTGACGCCATCCAGGTCGTGCCCGTGCTGTGCAAAAAGACGATCCAGAACAAGCGTGCCATGGCCGAGAAAAGGCCGACCACTATCAAGCCCCGGCGTGACCCGGCTGCGGCTTGGTTCTGACGAAAAAAGACCCCGCTGATTCGCACCAGCGGGGCCAGCCATGCAACCACTAAGGAGCGTCCGGGAGAGAGCGGACAACTAAGTATATGCTAAGACCGTACCAAGAAGAAGCGGCTGACTTCCTGTTTGAGCATGACCGCGCCATGATCCTAGCGCCAGTGGGCGCAGGCAAGACCGCCATCACGCTCACAGCCATGCAAGACGCCATCCGGGAAGGCGTTGCCCACAGGTTCCTCGTGTTGGCCCCCAAGCGTGTCTGTACGGATGTCTGGCCTGTCGAGCAGCCCAAGTGGGCGCCGGCGCTGACGCTAGCCGTCGCCGTCGGTTCGCCCGCCGTCCGCAAAGCGGCGCTGACGGGCCAGGCGCAGGTGGTGGTGACCAACTACGACAATCTGCAGTGGCTGGCCGAGCAGGATCTGAACTTCGACGCGGTGGTGTTTGATGAACTGACACGGCTCAAGAATCCTTCCGGTAAGAGATTCAAGGCGCTGCATAAGATTCTTGAGTGCCCTATCCGCTGGGGTCTGACCGGTTCGTTCACCAGCAACGGACTGGAGGACTGCTTCGGCCAGTGCAAGATCATCGACCAGACCCTGCTGGGCCGCAGCAAGGGCGCGTTCCTGCAGCAGTATTTCGTCTGTCTGAACAAGGAGTTTGGCGACTGGACACCGCGCAAGGGCGCACTTGAGCAGGTGATGGCAAAAATCAGGCCCGCCACCTATCTGCTGCAGGGCGGTCTGTACACCAACATGCTGCCGCCGTTGAACACTGTTGAACTGCGCTGCGACATGGACCGCACGCAGTACGACAAGATGAAGAAGGACTTCGTGGTGGAGTTCGACAGCCTCACCGCCATCGCCGCTAACGCGGCGGTCGTGACGAGCAAGCTGCAGCAGATGTCGTCCGGGTTCGTCTACAGCACGACAGCCGCGCCTGATCCGGCGCGGCCTGGCAAGTTCACATCCACACAGAACGCAGTGTGGTTCAGCAGTCACAAGTTCGACCGGCTCGATGAACTGCTCAACGAAAACCAGCAGGCCAACACACTGCTGGTCTACAACTACAAGGAAGAACTTGAAGAACTCAAGCGACGCTACGCCCACCTCACCGTACTGGACGACCCTGACGCCATTGGACGATGGAACGCTGGCAAGGTTCGACTACTGGCAGTGCACCCGAAATCCGCTGGTCACGGCCTTAACCTGCAGCACGGAGGCTGCCACATGGTCTTTCTGTCCCTGCCTTGGAGCCTTGAGCTTTACGAGCAGACCGTCGGACGTCTGCACCGCAGCGGTCAGCGCCATCCCGTCTGGTGCTACCTCCTGATGACCAACAAGACCATCGACGAGCGCATCTGGGCGGCGCTCAACGACAAGCGGGCGATCAGCGACATTGCGCTGGAGGAACTAAAATGGTAAAACTTTACCTTGCGAAACTGAAGGCAGCGAAGAAGGAACGGCGTCAGTGGACGCTGGCCCGCAACCGCGCCGACCGTGCGCTAGCCAAACTGGACACGCGCATCACAACCTTGGAGAACAAAATTGCACACCTGGAGATCACTCAACAAAGAACTGGCGCTCATGACCGAGCAGCAGGTGCTTGACCTGCTGACACAGGAGCGGCAGGGCGAGAAGCGCCTGTCCGTACTGGAGCGGCTGCACCAGCGCTATACGGCGCTGCGCTCGCTCAGGGAGCGTCAGGAGTTGCTGCGCGAGGCGCGGGCGCTGTAGCCTACTTCGACACGCCCTTGATCTTTTCAACCGAGCGCAGTCCACCGATGCCCAGCAGGCCGGTGACAACCACCCAGAGCAGGTCGAGGTTGAGTTCAGGCGGTGTGGGCCAGCCCTTCGTTGCGCTGACCCACGCCAATACCGGCTGACCAATCGTGGCGTATACGAACCCTGCTGCGCCGCACCAACCGAATGCTGGCCTCCACCCACTGACCCAGACCGATGCGTGCTGCGCCTCACGGGCGTTGATCTCAAGTTGCGCGATGATCTGCTTGAGTTCGCCGTCAGCGGCCATGCGAACCAGTTCCAACTCAGCGGCTTGCTTCTTCTCGGGGTCAGGCACGAACCGATCCAGCAGGGTCTTGCCAATCTCAAAAATAGGGCCAAGCAGCAACGGATTCATGCTTGCTCCATCAGGTCACAGATGCGTCGTGCCCAGCCTCGACCGAACGTGGGCCAGGTGGTCAGGTTGGTCATGAAGCGCAGGCGGCTCGCAAGGACAGCGCGTCGGAGTTGCTCAGGGTCAGCCTGGTGTGCCTTGCCCATCGTCTGCGGCCCGATCACGCCATCGACGTAGACGCCGAGCGCCTGCTGCAGCCAGCAGATCGACTGCTTCGGGCCTGAGTTGACTGCTGCGTCGAACACGACGTAGCGAACCTCAGCGGGCAACTCGTCAGCGCGTACAGCGTTCCAGTAGTCCTCTCGATAGATCCGCTTCGCTAGGTCAACCGGCAGGTCACGCATATCGCCCTTGTAGCCTACCCGGCGAGCGACGCGCTCGGTGATGCCCCAACGGGTGGCACCGCCGGGATCGTCCGGGTGGTCAACGTACCCGCCCTCGTGCGCGAGGACTTTCTCGACTGCCTGGTCGAAGTTCATTGGATGTTGATGACCACACTGAGCAGCAGCATGATGATTGCGCCAGTCGCCGCAAGCAGGATCTGCTCAAGGCGTTTCAATCGAGCGTTGATGCCCGTATAGCGTTCGGCGCAGACCGCTTCGTGGGTAGACAATCTGTTTTCAACGTCGGACATGATTATTGAGCGAGAGCGTTTTCGGATTCAGGAGCAAGCGCGTTTGTTGCACCCGACACCGCACCACCAACTGCTGCGCGGGTTGTAGGTTTCCACTGATTCGGGTTGTTCAACAACTTCAGAACCCGATTGCGTTCAGCAGCGGGTAGAGTCTCCAACAACTGCGCCGCCCCGCCCGGTGTCTTGAGCGATTCGGTCAGCGCAGTCATTGTATTCCTGCCGATCTTATTTTCAAGAATCGCAAGCGCTCGATTCGTTGTTGAGGAAAGGGCGCTCAGGTAGGACGGCAGTCTGAACTTCGACATATTGTCGAGCAGTAGTTCCTTCAGCGCTTCTTGACCTGCAGTCACTTGGCCCTTGACTGACAGTTCAGTAAGGCGTTTCTGCGCCTGCTGCTGCAGCACCGACAGCGTGTCGTCGGTTAGTTCCTGCGCGATGTTGTAGTTGCCGCGCCCGAGGATCTTCTCAACTGCTTCCGGCGCTTCGCCCTGCACCAGACGAACAAACTCGTCTTTGTTCGTTTTCCACAGCTTCAGCGCTTCGCCGGTCAGTTTCTTCTCAGAAATCTGGCGCATACCTTTGGCGTAGTCCTCAAGGTACTGCCGATAACCGACACCGCCGGCGTCCTCAATCGCGTTGATGAGGGCGGGTTTAATGCGCGTCATGACGGACGCCGCCGCCTCGCGCTGGATCGACGGGTCTTGACCCTTCAGCAGATCCCGCACCGCCGCGTTGACCGAGTTCTTGCGGATGGCGTCCAAAGCGCGAGCGTCGATGATTCCACCCTTGCCAGTCCATTCGGCAATGTCACGGGACAGGTTAGTTACCGCAGCCTGCATGACATCGTTGCCCGCGAACTCGGGGTTTGCAGTAAGCCCTTGTACCTTGGCGATCAAGGGGGCGCTCTCAAGCGGTTTGATGCCTGAGTTGCGAAGGGCGTCGGCAGCGCTTTGAGAAAATCTTGCGCCTTGACCAAGATCAA